CTACAATGGCAACTCCTACCACTTACGGAACGGCACAAGTCTGGGCGTTATATGACACCGCCAGCTTTGTCACCCTGCAATCGGACGACATTTCTAAAACCGACATCATCCAAGCCGAAGTGATGAATGAGACCGGCGTGGTGGCTACCCTTCGCCTGGACGACCAACGCGACGAGCTGACCCTTAACGGCGTTCTCAAGCCCTCCTCGACGATTCCTCTTCCTGCTCAGTTGATTACCTACGCGGGCGTTTCCTATATCATCATTTCAGTCGATGATGCTGGTCAAAACAACGCCTTCCGTAAAATCACTTTGAAGGCTAAGAAGTATCAAGGTATCACCACCTCCTAATCCCGCAAGGGATACCCCAACGATGGAAAAGCGTTGGATTAAAGCCGCGACGATTCAGACCCCGACTCTCAAGGTCGGCGGTCGTCGTCTTTTACCCTTTTGTCTCCGTCATCGGGTGCTACTCGAAGCGGTGGACTCGCCTGTGATCGGTGGCAACCGCACCATCACTCCGCAGGACTTGCTTTTTGCTGTCCGCGTCCTTGCCACCCACGACCCCGAAGCCGTCCGCAAGCCTGCCACCTTGCGCGAGTCCTTTCTGCTAGCGTATTACACGCATTTCCCTGTAAAGTTTTACGCCGAAGTGATTAAGTTAAACACTTATTTTAACGCTCAATCCCTGTGGTGTCGCTTCTGGGAAAAGGACACGTCGAAAGACCCGGGAGGCATCCCCTGGCAACTTGCCATTATCGCGGGTCTTGTCCGCAACGGTTGCACGCTCAATGAAGCTTGGACGATGCCCGAAGCCGAGGCCGTTTGGTTGCACGTCGCTCATTGTCGGGCGGCGGGTGCTAAAATCGACGTCGTTTCTGAGCAGGAATGGGAAGCGATGGAACGCTATAAAGCCGAAGAAGCGTCGAAGGCTAAAAACACTAAAAACTATAACCGCAACTAACCAATGGGCGACGACGTAAAAGTAAAGTTTGGCGGGGACTTCTCGGACGTCCCTAAAGGTGCTGACGCTGCGGCGAAGCAAGCGGGGACGGCGATTCAAAACTCCTTTGCGGACGCTGCGTCGAAAGCGTCCAAGATGTTCCTCGGTGCTTTTGCGGTGTCCTCGATTGTTTCCTCGATTTACTCGGGTATGCGTGAAGCGGGGTCTTACTTTCTGGAGTTAGGCAACACGATTAAAAAGACCGGGGCAAACGCCGAGGACTTGCAAGTGTTAGGCAAGGCGGGCAAGGAAAGCGGGGTCGGGCTGGATTCGATTGCCAACGCCCTTGTTAAAACAAACAAGTTCCTAAACGAAGCGACTCGCGGATCTACGTCTCAGCTAGAAACCTTAAACCGCCTCGGTTTCGCCACGGACGCGGTGACAGTTAAAAACCTCAAGGCCACGGACGTCATTTACAAACTCGCTGACGAAATTAAGCGGACAGGCGACGCCACGGCCTACACCGAGGACATCATTAAGATTTTCGGCAAATCGGGTGCTGATTTAATTCCCATTCTTACGGAAGGTTCGGACAAGTTCAAAGAAATCGCTGAAAGCACCCGACTGTTCACCGCCGAAGAAATCAAAGCAGGTGCGGCGGCTGAGAAAGCGGCGCGAGCAGCGGAAAACTCTTGGAATAATGTTTTGCGTATAATTACCTCCACCGTCGGCGAAAAAATTATTCGCTCAAACATCGGTGATGCTTACCGCGAAGCGTTAAGTCAATACGGCGAAGGCGAAGGCCATTTCAGGGAACTACCCAAAAGTGGTGAGAACCTTGATAAGATTATTCAATCAATCATCAAAGAAGGCAAAAAAATGGGATTAACTACCGAAGAAATAACTGACATTGTTTCAAACAGTAATTCGCTAACCTTAGACCAAAAAGAATTAAACCTTATTACTGATAAATTAAAAGAAGTTTCAGAAAAGGAAAAGCAGAAGAAGGCAGAAGAAGGCGAAGCAACTCCTGCAACACCCACCACCCTCGCTAAATCCAACGCCGTTGTTTCTACTCTCCAGGCCATCGGGGCGGGCGACATTGGTTCGATTTACTCAGGTACTTATCAAGACTCGGTCGTCTCCGCCACGGAACGCACCGCATCGGCGACGGAACAAATCGCCCAAAACACTAACCCGGCTAATCAACAAGCCGACCAAACTCCTGCCAAGGCGGGTCACTAATTTATGGGAGCAGATTACGGAAACGACTTATCAACGCCACTTCAAGACCCTACCGGAGCTATTGAAATCGACGCTTACGGCCTCGCCCAAGCGACGTTGACCTTCGCCATCGACAGGGACTATTTGTCGGGAGCGATTGCTTACTTCTCCGCTGGTGTCGCTTACCCCATCGACCTCGGTTTTACGATGACGTCTTACAAATACAGCGTCACCTTAGACAAAGCCAACCTCGCTAAGATTAAAGTGGACTATATCGGCGTCCAACAGGAAACAGGCTACACGATTCCGCATATTCACGGAGTCGTAAACACCGCAGCGCAACCTATCGAAACGCACCCGAACTTTTCTTATCTTCAAGATTCGACCGACTTCCCTGGCGGTTCAATCATCGGCGGGACACCTTCATCTCCCCAGAACGGTGCAATCTTCATTCCCAACGCTCAGACAGGGCAATACACTTTCGGTGGTTTTGGTGTAAGTAAAACTTCGGGGTCAACTAATCCCTTCCAAGGCATCCGCCAATACCTTCGCCCAATGACGACGGTTCGCGGTGAAATGTATTTCAACGCATCGGCACAAGGCATCGCGGAACGATTGAATCAATCCGTTGGTTCTTACCTACAAAGTTCCGATTCGCAGACGCTCATTTATCCTTGGATTGTTTACGGCCCGACTTACGGATCACGTTGGCTAGTCACCGCCGCTCCGATTGAACCGATTGGTCGTCCCACGTCGGAAACGGACTCGCCAATGTGCAAGGTGACTTATGACCTGCAATATGGCGGGACGTCTGGCTGGAACCCCTCAATTTATCCTCAAGCCCCCACGATTTTCTAATGATTCGCGACTCGGGAGTTTCCGGCAACGGTTCGCTTTACGGCTCACGATTTAAGGCGGGGGACGTTATTTCTGCGTCTCAGCTTAATGACCTCAACTCGGGGTTGATGCAAGGGACAGTCCAACCCTATCTCGGGGCCGGCGTCGTCACGGCCTACGGTGCAGGCGGAACGCAGGTTCTATACAATCCCGACCTTCCCATCGGCGAAGTTCAACAGCACCAAGTCGTCGTCGCAGGGAACAATCTGCAAGTCGCCTACGGTCGCATTTTAGCGCAAGATTTCTATGAGACGCACGAATACACGACGCAAGCTTTTGGGGCATACCCAACAGGAAGCGTCACGACGGGTTCCGACTATTTCTCTCCGTTTATTAATCTCGGCGGCTACGTCACTTTAACCCCTGGCACTAATTATTGGGTCGTCCTACTTCGCAACCAAGTGGGACTAGGCGGGTATGGGGCAACGTTCTGCTTTGCCCCTTGCGTCGCTGTGCTACCCGACGGAGGGGACGGCTATACGAAGTCAACGCCTTGGAACGAGGGGACTGACAGGCAGGTGGCTTACTCGGTCAACAGCGGGCTAATCTCCGTGGACATCATTGACCCTTCATCTATTGACCCAATTCCCGGTGCTATTTTTGGCAACGCGGTAAGCACCGCCGATGATTACTTTGCCCAATACAACTGCCAGCGCCTACCGATCGCCAAGGTCGTCTGGGACGGAACGGCTGGGCAATTTAACGTCACGCAATACCTTGTCGGCCCTATCGCTGTTTCAAACAACATTCAGATTCAAGGGACGCTGTTTTACGATAACACGGTCGGGACACCTCCAATCCCTTCGTGGCTCACGACGCGTGACTTTAACAGTCAACAAACGTCCTTCGAGGGTGCGTGGAGCGATTGCGACAAGTTCTCAGGCGGTGGCTTGTTGCCGACGGTCGAAGTCGGGCCATAAGGTGCTTTTGACATTCCCGCCCCTCTATGGGGCAGACTCCAATCGCATTTAAGCAGGGAACCTCGTTTGGGGCTTCCTGCGTTTACACCCCCGAAACAGGCGGGCCAACGGACTTGACAGGTGTGACGATTGCCTCGGCAGTCCGTGACGCGGGCTACAATTATTACCCGCTGGTGGTCACCACGACCTCGCCCACTACCTTTACGCTCATTTACCCTTTCTCGACCTTAAATTGGGTGCTGGGGACAGGCTACTTTGACATTCAATTTTCCTTCGGCGAAGGGGACTCCTCCATCTTTTACACGCAGTCAATTCAACTCCAAGTCCAGCCCTCGATTACGGGGGTCTATGCAGGGAACACGATGGTTTACGGCTAAACGTTATGGCATTAACGATTACGCTTCAAACCGCCGCTTCACTCGCGGCTTCCACGCCCGCCCCTGCGACGGTGACGGTCAACACAGGTTTGCCCGGCCCGCAAGGACTCCCTGGCACGGCGGCGACGATCGCAGTCGGCTCGGTGTTTGCGGTTCCCAATGGCACGCCTCCAACGGTCACGAATGTCGGCACGTCATCGGCTGCGGTTTTTAACTTCCAGCTCGAAACAGGCCCTCAAGGGACGCAAGGGATTCAAGGGATTCCCGGCCCTGCGGGTGCAACAGGCCCTGCGGGTCAAGGTGTTCCCATTGGCGGGACGGCTGGGCAGGTCTTAGCCAAGATTGATGGTACGAATTACAACACGCATTGGGTGGATTCTTCGTCGTCCGTAGCGTGGGGCAGTATCACAGGGACGCTGAGCAACCAGACTGATTTGCAGACCGCCTTGAACGGCAAGTATTCAACGTCAAACCCTGCGGGCTATATCACTAGCGCCGCATTATCGGGCTACGCCACGCAATCCTTTGTCACGTCGCAAGGCTACATCACCTCGTCGGCGCTGACTCCTTACCTGACCATTTCCTCCGCTTCCTCGACCTATACGCCGAAGGCTCCCAATGACGGCAATTACTATATCCAACAGTCTGGGGCGTGGGTTCAACTAATCGTTTCTTAAAATGTCGCTATCCATTTACTCCAAAGCTTCGACGGATTCCCTGTTGGCGTTAAAAGCCAACCTTAGCGGTGCAACCTTCACGGGTGCGGTGACGGCGCCCGGGCTGACGATCACTTCGGGGTCGGGTGCGGTGCTGACGTTCGCGGACGGCACGACTCAGTCCACGGCGGCAACAGGTGGCGGTGGCGGTGCGACGTGGGGAAGTATCACAGGGTCAATTTCCGCTCAGACCGATTTGCAGACTGAGTTCGGCAACTACCTTGCGCTTGCTGGTGGCACGATGACGGGCGGGCTGACGGTGGCGTCGGCTGGCATCACTTTCAGTGACTCCAGCGTTCAAACGACGGCTGCGACGGCCTTCAACGGCGGGACGGTGAATAGCGCTGTTTCGGTGACGGACGGCACGAATACGACGAGCGTCACTGCTGGTGGCATTGCTTTCGCTGACTCGACCACGCAAACCACTGCTTTTTACGCTGGGACTTTTTTACCTTTGTCGGGTGGAGCGATGACAGGTGCTCTCACCCTCGGCGGCGATTTGAACGCTGACGGCTACAACCTTTCTAATTGCAATTTCAACTCCTCCGCTGGGCAAGTGAATTGCCAGAACCTCACGCTGACTGACGGTTCGGTGACTTTTGCAGACGGTAGCGTTCAGACCACGGCGGCGAGTGGTGGCTACTCAGCATTAAATGCTACGACCGATGCAATCGCAGCGTGTTTTTCAGTGAACAGTAGCACAAATAATTTTACTTTAATCGGTATGGCTGGAACTTCCTGTCTTTTTGGTGGAAAGTTTACAAGTGGTTCAAGTTATTTAATCGGTATTGGAAGTGCATCACCGACTTATTTTTCGGGTTCATTTGACCCTAATGGTTATGCTATTGGAAGTGCTACGTTTACCTTTTCACCGACAGGTTCTTATCTTTATTACTCCCAAGACAGCGGTTCGACTTGGACGCAATCCTCTTTCACTCTCGCATAATTTATGGCAACTCCTCCTCCCGCATCTACTCCTAACACGACGCCTCCCCCAGCCGCCCCCGCTGGCCCGAAAGACGTCACCATCCCCGCGGGCAAAGTCCTCGTTCTCGTGGACACGACCGCCAACGCTGTGACGCTCTACAAAGTCTGCACCAAGGCGACCCGCGTTTTCACCGCTTGGTCAATCAACCAATACGCTGACGAAGCGACGGCTAAAG